AGCGGTGTGTAAAATCTGACCGTTCGCTCCCTTGTAGTTGTACTGCACAGTGACTGGTATATTCCAGTATTCGTAGGAAGTGTAAAGAACTCCGTCAACGATGGTGAATACGTTGCGACCGTAGCCAACCTGTCTACGCATAGCCTCCTGAACCGTTTCGCCCGGATAGCGCTCAAGCTCAATTCGTCTCAGTTTTTGACCCATAGCCGTGGCGACCTCGTTCAGACTGTAGTTAATGTCGAACGTGTACTTGCTCTTGTGCGAAAGCTCCGCCGACGGGTAAATGCCTGCCTGTACAAGAACGGGGGCCTTGCGGCACGTATCTGTCTCATGGTACGGTACGCCCATCGCCATGACCACGACTTGCAGACCCGCCGAGATAGGGTTCGGAAGATAAACCTTGCCTACGTCCGTATCTACGTTGACAGGCACTCCGTCCACGTAGCAGTAGACCGGATTGTCGTCGGATGGAACGTATCCCGGCAGAGGAAATTCTATCTGATTTTCCGTGCTGATATAAGATCGAACAATCCTCTCTTTGCCCGTGACGAACTTGTTGTACGGGACACTGTTGAACAACGTCTCCGTATCCGACTGATCGGCGCTCAGATACATCCTTGAGGCGTCCAGCACGTCACGGTAATACCAGTCGTATGGACTGACATCTATCCAACGCATATCAGTACCCCCTTAGAAGTTTGTCGATGAACCGGAAAGTCCGCATGAGGAACGCCGCCCCTTCACCGCGAGTCAGGTGATCTTCCGGTCTAAAGTATTGAACCGGGTCGCCGTTGTAATCGTAGACGGAGATCAGACCTCTCTCCTGCATGTCCTTGATGTACTGCTCCGCCCAATGGCCGCCAATGTCAATAAACGGAGAAATGCTTCTGTAGTCGAAATCCTGCTTCCTGACAAGCAGGAGATTAACTGTCACAAGGTATTTCGACTCTTGTTCGACTGCCCGGATGTCCGGCTCCCCATTTACAATACCGATGTAAATGGTGCCTTTTTCGTCGTAGTATTTATGCTCCGCCCCGATGAACTGTAACCAGTCCGCAAACTCCTTCTTGGAGTAAAAGAGCAACGTAAGGGTCGTGGTGTAATGACTGGTCCCTCCTTGCACCAGCCCCGACGAACCGTTCAGTATGGCATTGGCGTGCGACTTCATAACCGGAGCAGGAGGTTTGTAGTCGTTGACTATACGTCCCTTTACTTCGACATAACGGAGGCCGTTATCGTAGAACAACTTCTTCTTGTAAATGTTGTCTTCGCTAAAGAAGGTGTTTTGCTGAGTCATCATACCCCTCCTAAGAAAGAAGCCCCACCTTTACAGATGGGGCGAGATTCAGAAGTCACGGTATCCGAACGGATTGGCTTGCTTTTGTAGACGCAAGCTTCTTCCATCGCTCAACCCTTGCCCAATCGCCCGACCAATCTCACGGATACGCTCGGTTGGCGTGTTGCCCGTGACGTTCGGCAAGGAGATAGTTACATGAACGTCTCCCCCTTGAACAGTATAGGTCGTGTGGGTGTTGTTTCGCGTGATGTATTCGTAATAACTCATGGCTTTTACGTTGTCCGGTAGGTTGAACGTGCCTCCTGTGTTCCTCATTTCTTCGAGGATTCCCAACTGAGCCTGCAAGGACTGGCGTTGCAAGTCTCTGATTTCACGTTGGATTAGCTTCTGTTCTTCAACGTCCGACGTTCTTCCGAGCCTGTCTTTCAGCTCGGAAACTAGCGAATCGAACATCGTAATCTGCTCATTGTACTGTTTCAGGCGCAGGCTCCTGAGTGCCGGGTTGTTTTCGTCGAGTCCCATGACACCCATGTTCACTCTTTCTTGGAGATAGGAGTTGCTCATCTCAGCCAACCTGTCTTCCAAATCCTGACGGTAGGTGGTTACGCGAGACAGCCTCAAATCCCTGATCGCTACACGCTCACGTTCGATCTGCAACTGCAACTGAGCAATTTGCTCGTCAATCTGTTGCTTTTGATCTTCCGTTACAGGTGTGCTTCTCAGTTGCTCGATCTGCGTCATCCATGTATTAATTCTCTCGTTGGAGATTCCGATTGCGGCGTCGATATATTCCTTACTTCCTCTATCCATCGTCAGTTCGTTGATGGCAGACTGGATAGCAATGGAGTCTTCCGCAATTCTTGCCGCCCGCTGGATTCTCGACAGAGCCGCGTCGAATGTAAGTTGCACCATTTGTTGCTCGATCTGTCTTGCTTTTGTCTCGAACTCAAGCTCTGCCTCGCGCAAGTTGCGCTCCCAACGAGCGATTTCTTCTCTTTGTTCGTTGATCTGTTCTTCCGTGTATCCTCCGTCGGAAATCATCATGTGTAGGGTAGCCTTCGCATTTTCGATGTAATTACTGATTCCCTCCAAGATTCCGTCATAGACTGCTTTCATTTCCTCTGCTTCCCGCCTTCTAATGTTGACGTATTCCTCAGAATCCGTCGCGTACCCTTCGCTGATAGCTCGTAGTTGTTCTAACGTAGATTCTGCTTCAATTCGACTTACTTCTCTATCCGCTTCTTGTCTCAGATTATCTAAGTCGAAGACATTATAAGTTCCTTTGAGCATAGCTTCTCTCATTCGATCTTCTATCGTCTGATTCATTCTCTCTCGAATAGAGCGAAGCTCTTCTTCCTCTAGCATGGCTTTTTCCATATTCTCTCTGTAAACTTGTGCCCTTGACTTGCTTAACTTCTCTTGAGCGCCCGACGAGTTGATGAACTCGTTAAACACTTCTTCCAAATCGAGTCCGCGAGCTTCGATGAAGTTCTTGATGTTAGACCTAGTATCTGACGGGGATACAGCACGAACAGGGAGGTTGGCATCGTAGTTCTCGTTCAAGTAATCCCTCATCGCGTTCAGGACATCGCCCATCTCACGGGCGTCTGTATGTGCATCCTTACCGGGTGTCCAAATAGCGTCCCAAAGAGACAAAAACGCCCTTGCAGTGTAGGTCACTTCGGCTCCGAACCAGCCTTGCTTAATCCAGTTCATAGTTTCGTTAATGTCCTGCATCAATTTCTCGGAGTCTCTCAGATTCTTCTGAGCATTGGTATAAATGCCGCCCGAACCGAAGTTCGTTATCATTTCACCGACACCAGCAAACAGAAGCATCTGAGTACCGAAACTAGCGGCAGACCTAGCCAAACCAGCCATTGCGCTACCAAACCCGCGAGCCTTTTGACTAATCCTCCCAAGGAGGGTGTCGAGGTTATTGAACCCTTTAACGAGGCTCGGGCTATTCAAAGTGCTAGCCAGTTTGTCTACGCTATTCCCAATAGCGACAAAGTGCGGATTCGTCTTACGGACTTCTTCCCTGTTTTTGACTTGGGCCGCCGTGTACGAATCCACAGCCTCGGCAAGACTATCAAAGTCGTTGATGACTTTTCCTGTGTTCCTGTGGATTTCTTCGAGATGCTTCCTAAACTCGGGTAGGTCTTGGTCACCAAGACCTGCTAAGAAGGTAGTCACCCTCATGCCCTTGTCCGATTTACTGATCTCGTCAAACCTTGCGCGGTCTTGAAGCTCGACAGCCAACGTCTTAGCGAAGTTCTCGTCGATACCACGCATACCCTTGTCGTACAGTTTGCCTGCCGCATACTGAGCGCCGCCCCAACGTCTCTCGTCGGTCATGTCCTCTTTGGCGCGGTAACCGCGAGATTCCTCGACCGCATATAGGAGGTCTTTCACATCATTAACAACGATATTGTTGTCGCGGATGTAGTTGCGAAGCTCCTTCATGCGCTCGTCGCTATTGTTGGTAAAGTCCTTGATTACAGGGGCAATAACAGGGTCAGTAAGAGCCCTGTTCATGAACGCCCTGTTCTCTTTGGTGTTGGCGATCAGGGCTTGGTTGACAGTAGGGAGATCAGCGAGAGCCTGTAAAGCTCCTTGCGTTGCCCCACGGCCAAACATACCAAGGTTGCCGTACAAAGCGTCCAGAGTCGCCACTCTTGTCATAGGGGATTGTACAGCGTTAGAGCGGTACAGCGCCCTCATTCCGTAAACGGAAGCGAAGCCGATAAGGGCATTACCAAGGAACTGGATAAGATCAGCGATCTTGTCGCTGTTCTCCCTGATTCCTCCCGTCAGGTTAGTGATAGCACGAGACACGTCCGTAATCAAAGGAGTCAGTTCTTCCATTACGGAAGTGAACGCAAGGATTGTAGACGTTCCCGCCCTCTCCAGTTCCATGATAGGGGTCGTGAGATTATTGGACAGCAGGTCGTCCAAATCCTCCAAGTTGAAGTTCTCAATCGCCTTTGCAAGCTCTACAGCAGTGTAAAGCTCGTCAAGGGTCGTGGCACCTTTAGCACTTTGGTAAGTACCGAATAGATCCATGATGGTGTTACGGGCGTTTTCATCGTCAATCCTGTCATACAGATCGGCAACATCTTTCATGATCTCCATAGCGCTTCTTACGCGCTTGATGCCGTCTTCCTCAATGTACACATCTACTCCTAGAGTCTCAAGTTGAGACAGAGCTTTAGGAGACTGTAGACGAGGAAGGATGGACTTGTAGAAGTTACCTATATTCTCACCGGACAATCCAGTGTACTGGATGGAAGTTGCAATCATAGCGATTGCTTCCTCCGGCGACACGCCCGCCGCCTTGAACGAAGAACCCGAACGCATCATAGCGCTCATGATAGCTTCGGTCGTAGCGTTGGTCATGTTGGTTGCAACCGCCAACGGAGCAACGACCCGTCTTTCCAGTTCACCGATATGGAGGTCGAACTGACCCATGAAGGCTTCAAGACCCGATGCGATGCTTCCAACCGGGTCGCCCTCGCGGTCAATGCTGTAGATTTTACCGACCAAATCGGTGAACATCTTGACAGAAGCCGCGTCATCCAGCAACCGAGAACCTACGCTTGCTACAGCGGACATTGTACCGTAGTCCATAGCATATGCTACAGCAGATTCTCGGACAAACGGCATGATATTTTGAATCGTTTGGGTAGCTACCTCAGAAGCCGTCCGTCTATCACCCTCCGCCGCCCGCTGTGCAAAGTCCGCCTGAGCCTTCGCGTAGATGTTGGAGAACATTTTCAACTGCTCAAGCTGAGACGTTCTATACTGCTCGAAGGAGCGATACAGGAGCATCAGCGGAGTACCTACAATGGAACCGGCCAAGATGTGACGAACCGTGTTGACGACGGCCCCCTGCAAACCGAACTGGTTGAAGTAATTATCACGACGAGCATAAGGGTCGTTTACAAGGGTAGAGGTCGCGGCGCTGGTTCTGCGTTCACGAACCGTCTCACCTTCTACCTCAACCTGACCCATTTGCCGGATTCGGCGCGCCCGGTTAATATCTTTCGGAGAAACCTGTACCCCTGCTATCTCTGCCTTCATGTGAGCGAATTGAATGTCAATTTGCTCACGAATCTTCTTGACGATCTGATTGTTAATCCTTTCGATTTCACGAATCAGATGGTATCCGAGAGAAGGCGAATACCTGATCTGTACAGACTCGATGGCGTTGACCATTCTCCGTACTTCCTCGTTCAGCCCGCCGCCTATTTTTCTGTTCAGGGCTTGCTCCAAACGGGAGAATTGACGACGAAGCTCCGCCGAGTACAGTTCGCCGGAAGTAAACCGGTGGTTGGCGAAAATCCGATTGAACGTATCAAGATCAACACCAAGCTCTCGCGCCATGAATCGACGCAATTGCGTAGACACTTGGTTCAGTGGACGCTCGAATACGCTTTGGCTCATGGAGCGTATGCCAGCCGAAACCTCTCGAATGTAACGTTGAGCCGCATCGTTCACAGCATCTTGGATGCCTTCGATGCTCGGAATCCTAGTGGAATCGCGACTCGTCCTCACCTGACTGATAGCGTTGTTGAGCGCTTCCGTGACCCTGTTCCTGATAGAGTTGAAGACCCTGTTCATATCCCGTTCCGTGATCTCGAACTCTCCGCCCGAGGCCACGTTGGGGTTCAGCATAATCTTCTTTACGTGTTCTTTGACCCTGTTGATGATCTGCTGAACAGTGTCCTTTCCGATGTGGAATTGCAGGGACGCAAGGTCTTGAGCAGAGATCAAACCTGCTCCGTGTTTGTTCAGGGCCGCCACAAGGTTGTTCAACTGAACACGGACAAGACGAGCAATGGCCTTGTTTACCTCATCAAGATCGTCCTTGGAGATCGGGACTTTGCCGACTTGCAGGTCAGGGTTAATGTCGATGACGATGTTGGCGTATGCCTGAGCAAGCTTCTCATTCAGCGCCTTATCAACCTTGGAGAAGATGTTTTGGACGGTACGAGCGTTGATCTTGAGAGCCTTTCCACCGTACTGTGCTACCGCGATTCCGTTGGCTTCGATTAGGTTATTGATCTCACGTTCAATGTTGCGCCGTAGGTTTTGCCCCGTTCCCCTAGAAACCTCTGCGGACAAAGAACTCATGGATGCCCTCATGGCGTCGATGCGCCGTTCCATGCTGAGGAACTTATCGTCGAGCTTTTCCAGCGCTTCGCCAAACAATGTGAGATTGTTCAGGGATTGCTGAAACTCAAGGACTATATTCGCGCCAAGGTTTGGTAGCTCGTTAGCCATTGTCTCACCGCCCTTATGAATAAAACTCCTGCACCCTCCCTAGAAGGAGCAGAACAGGAGCCGAAGTTACAGTAGTTTAGCGAGCCATTCCATATCTTCTTCCGTAGCAACCTTGTAGCCGTCGATGTACTCTGTACCGTCTTCCGTCTTGCCGGTGAATCCTGCCGGTACGCCGTCCTCGTTGGCCAGTGCCCCGCCTCCGCCGAACATGGAAGCAAACCCCATCGTGGATACCTTTACAGTGAAGTCGATATGTTCATGGCATTGTTTCAGGTAGTAATTCAACTGCGGAAGGGTCAATTCCCAAACTTGGTGCTTATCCAAGTTACAGTAATGGGCCAGTTTGAAGAAGATATTCGACCAGTCTATGACCCTGTTAGGGTTACTGTCGTAAGCGGCTTCTTCCTCCTTTGTGTTTACAAAGACTTTTTTAGCCCATTCAACCCGATCATGCAGTCGATAATTTGCTTGGCGATCACGAGATCGACATACTCCGCAAGGTAGTCTACCGTGATGTGCGGGTAGTACGGCTTGAATGCCATAAGCAGAACTTCCATCAATTCTTCATACCGGTCGTCGTCCTCGCCCTCCATGACAATGAGGTTTGAGATGATGATACCGGTGTCAATGGTGTTCAGGAGCTTCATGAGCTTCCGGGCGTCTTTCAGCCCCAAAGGAGGGATGCGGTACGTCTTTCCGTCCCGGAGACGAACTACTTCATCGTCTTCAAAGAACACCTTCTCAATGAAGTCTGCTTCCTCCTGAGAGATCGGCGCTTGAGCCTTGTTCGTGTTTTCTTCCTGAGCCTCGCCGCCGCTCTTAGGGATGGACATGTTCCGATCTTCGCTCATTCTTTCTTCCCCCTCATCTGTCTTCTTCCCCCTGTAGTAAAAATAGTGAGCGCAAGCAGGGGGAAGGGTACTTACGCTCACGACAGATAGTTACTGTCATACACCATGATAAGGTGATGATGTCCAACAATAACCGATAAAGTGAAAAGAAAAGACCCTCCGTAGAGGGTCTTATCCATTAGCAGATGTCATCCGTGTTCGGGTTGAACACTTCGTAGCGCTTGATCGTGCCGATCTTGCCGTCCGGCCGTTCCGGGTCAATTACGGTCAATACAACACTGTGCGTCGAAGCTTGCTGACGAGCGGCGTCGAGCGTGAAGTTCGACTTCACGCGGCAAGCGTACAGTTCCGTTTGTAAGCCTTGGATAGAGCCGTCTTTTTGCTCGAACAGACCGTCGTGGACAACCGTGACGGTCAGCGGGAAGTCCTTCGTCGAGATGTCCAGCACGTCAACGACTTCGGTACGCTTGTAGTTCACGTACACTTCTGCGCCTTCCATATGCGGGTTGAACGTAACGACACCTTCATTGGTGATCGTGTATTCGTGTTCAGCCGGGCTGTTGGCTACACGCTTCAAGAGCTTGTTGTCTTTCAAGGTACGGATGGAGACGTGCTTCACCTTGCCGTTCGTACCGCCCTCGTCGAACAGGGTAGCACCGAAGCCAAGCGTGATCTGACCGTTCTTTACCGTGTGCCGTTCTTCAAGAACCCACACATAGCCATCCGGGTCAGCCGTCGAAGCGACAGCGTATGCTACGAACACCGTGTCCCCGTCGTCAGCGCCCGACACAACCGTCAGCGTATTGGCCCCAACATTGTGCGTGACCGTGACCAGCGTGCCTTCGGCGTTGTCCTTGCGGACGGTAGGTGCAGGAGAAGCGATGGATTGTTGGCTCAGGCTGATCGTCGTACCGTTGACCGTAGCCGTTTCGTAGACCATCTTATACGTTGCACCGGAAACACCTTCACGCAGTTTCGAGCCGAGAACAAGACGGACCATGTTTAGGTCGAACTTAGCGTCTTCCGCCGTAATGTCGATGGTCTTTTTCCGCAGGAGCGTATCCAGCGGTACAGACGAGTCGCCGCCCTCGATGTCCTGCATGTCAAGCTGGATGTCCAGCCGCATGTTGTTCATCGTACCAAGAGTGATAAGCTCGTCACAGCCCGGAATCTTAGCCATGAACTTGCCCGCACCCTTGATAATCATTTTCTTGTTCTTGTTGTTGGTGTGCGACATTTAGGTCACCCCTCTAACCCGATAGTGAATAGAATTTGGGTGAAGAACTTGTAAACGTCCTCTTGGTCAGTCTCGACCTCACCCATTGTAAGGAACATGCTTTTGAACGAGTTGACGCACTTCAAGCCGACATATTGTTCCTCGAAGATTTCGTTAATCCTGTCAGCTAGATTGATTGCTGTTTCTTCGTCCCCACTGATGACGTAGATGTCGAAGTCGAACGCAACCATATATTCCAAGTTGTTCTCACCACGGACGCCGGGATTAGCGTAGAAGGAAATGATCGGTAGGTTCGGCTTTACAAGCTCCGTGGGCCGTCGTTTCTTCTGAATGCGCCGCGCATATTCCTCCAGCGTCGTGGAGTTATCGAAACCCATGAGTTCACGAATCACGGCATCTTCACGAAGAACGGTATGGATGTAAGCGTACAGGTCTGACATCCGTAGCATCGCATCACATCCTTACCCTGATGTCTCGTAACTTAATATAAGCAGTGATTGGCACGTTTTTAACGGCTTGCAGAATTAGCCTATCCAAGTTACGGGTGCCCGTCTTTAGAGCGTTTCTGAACCAAAAGTGAGCGCGTACAGGGTGTCCGAAGATGCTCTTCCGAGGAATCTTTTTCTTGACTCCTACCTTGACTGACCCCTTATGCACGTTGCCGCCCAAGTCCGTCCATTCCCTATCACGGTAGTAGATTGGCGCTCTAAACTGAGCGGGACGTTGCGGGTTCCACCCATCCCCTCCCGGACTCCATCCAACCGGAGGTCGCATGTTGCTTCCCGTACCGTACTCATAGTAGAGCGCACGGAAAGACTGGTTCGGTGTCGAGTTATCCATGTAGAGACGAGACACAAACCTTGAGGTAGCCTCTTTGTTCGTAAATTTCAAGGCGGCGGGGAACGAGGTCACGTACTTAGCGTCTACTTTCCGCACCTTGAGTTGTGCGAGGTTTACTAAGGCGGCCTTGTAGACTTCTCCCGTCACAGCACCAAGAGCCTCCCGGATGCTCCGCTTCAACGCTTGTTCGTATCCGTTGCGATCAAATTTGATAACGTCTGCCATGAAATCACTTCCTTACGTCACTGCAAACTTCCAAGACCAACATCTTCGGGAAGGTGTCATAGTCGGTAGCAGTGACTTTGAAGGTCTTTTCCTGACCTTGGATTACGAGCGCTATCTGATCGGTTTCCTTTACAGACAAGGCCGTCGTATAGACGCGGTATTCGGTATCAGGGTGGATACCTGCCTCGATCTGACGAAGATCGCTGGTAACCTTCTCTACGAAGCAAGGGATGCCATGAACCTTGACCACCAGTTCGTTCTTCAAGTTGCCCCGCGCGTCTGCCACTTTCTCCAAGCTCTTGATCGTCAGTAGGTGGTTACATTTCAGGAGATTACAAACAACGGACAGGGTTGTATTTTTGAACGGCTCGAAGTGCGTCCCGCTGACGACATAGTTCTCGTCCTGCGAGTGGTTGCGTACAAAATCACCGCTATCTATGTCAACATCGGGAAGAAAGATACCCTCCTTGAAACTCTCCAACTGCTTCATGTTGGTGACGGCCTTGTTCATTCTCCCGATGAGTGCTTTAGTATCGTAGGACGTAGGGATTCCGTTGACGTACCTAGTTACTGTTACGTCATTCCCTTGTCGCCGGATGATGCGGGCCTTATGATTCCTCATACTGCTCCATCACCGCCCTTTTAGAAGGTGCGATAACGAACACTTTAGAGTCTCCGCCCACACCAAACCCTTCAAGCAAGTCCATAGCCCTAGACATCAAAGTATCGGCCAACTCAGCGTAATCCACAGCCTTGCGTTTCCATGTCACGTCAATGGTCTTGACTTCGATGTCTACACGGCTTGCCATCGACGGGCATAGCATAGAAGCGATGATGTAAATGGTGGCAAGGCGAACTTTAGCCTTGTCTACGTCAGGCATATCATAGTAGTTCGGAACGAGGTCGAGGACTTGGAACTCTGCTACATCGAGAATAGCAGGGTCGTCTATATCTTCATTTGGCAAAATGTCCTCATCGACCCCGCCAAGCAACCGCCTGACAGAATCGTAGAATTGCGTATCTTGAGCAGGGTCAATGATTAGAGCCACGACGAACCCTCCCTTACAGGACTTCGAGAATCTGCAACACAGGCTGGCTTGCAGAGACGAAGCAAATCTTCTCTACGCCTTCAAGCTCCGTCGTTTGACCAAAGATCAGACGTTTGGACTTACCGACAACAGCAAGACCGTCCTCGCTGTAATAAATGTCTCCGTAGCCTAGATTCTCAATGACCACGGTAGCATTGCGGTTTCTGACGTTGTAGATGTAGTCGCTGTAAATTCCCATCTGATGGGAAGTCTCTCGGACTACCTTACGCTCCGTTGAACGTTCTTCCTTCGGATGTTCCGCCACCGGCTCTTGTGCCGGTTCTTCAACAGGAGTCTCGTCAGCAAGGAAAGACTCCGCCTTAATCTTCGCAAGCATGGCTTCCAACTCAGCGTTTTTCAGCCCCTTGATCTCAGCCTCGTCCACGCCAAGAGAAACCAGTTCCGCGATCATCTCTTTCTTGGATGCCATTGACTTTTCCCCCTTTTGAGGATATAATAAGTGAAAAAGGTGGGAGGGATTTCCTCCCTAGCCCACCTTAGTCATTCCGATTAGCCCGAGATCGGCGTCACGATGTCAGGCAGAACTACTGCCGAAACCTTGGACACGACCTTCTGAGCGAACCATTCTTCCGTCTCAATCCACAACGTCTTCGACTCTTCGCTGTAATATTCGCGGGTCTTTTGGTTACCCACGACATTTGCCGCAGGATTCGTCCACTGGAACGTGTATGCGGCGGCAGGAACATCGCGGCCCGGATTCGACGGCAGGTACATCAGGACAGCGTTGTTGCCCCAAATGTAGTTCGTCATGCCGCCTTCTCCTACCCGGCGTTGAGCAGACGTGGCCTTACGCGCGTTCGCAACGATCAGGTTGTCCACTTGAAGCAGGTCTTTGATGGCCTCGTCCGAAACGAAGTCCGGCGACAGCCATTCATTGAACCGGGTCTTGAATTTCGGGTGCATTTTCAGGATGTTGTAGACCGGCTTCGACAGAACCAGCGTGTTCAGGTTCGGAGCGCCAAGACGCTCGGCCTTTTCACGAAGCTCGAAGATGTCCCGAATCGGGTTGGAGTTCTCGAAGTCGCTCCACTTCACGATGTCAGGGTTCGTGTTGGCTTCACCGACCGTCACCCGCAGGTCTTCGTGGAAGTTCAGCGGGTTCGTCAGCAGTTCAGCCGACTTGATTTCCTTGTTAAGCAGGAGCTTCGCCTTGACTTGCTTCGCCGCCATCTCCTTGAGGTTGAAGATACGGTCTTGGTCAGCGTTTGCGATTTCTTCGTCGTACAGGGCGTAGCGCTTTGCGTACCCTTCGCAGAAGTACGCATCGTCGCTCCAACCAGTACGCATTTCGCTGGCGACCGTACCCGGAGCGCGACGGATGTCGTCGTCGGCGATCATATGGTCTTGATAGTCGAATACCATGTAGCGGTCAGACTGCTTGTCAACCTCTACGACCGGAATGACTCGCTCTCCGATGTAAACTCCATTGTCTTGGTACGCAACGGAGATATTCGTCAGGTACTGGTCGTAGTGGGTGTTCTTAATGTGATGTTGTGGATACGTTGCCATGCGTCAGAACCTCCCCTTTATTACCCTTATTGGCCGCTCGCCGGAATGGCGTAGACCTTCGGACGAATCAGGACTTGCACCTTCTGACCGGCAACAGCGCTGTTTTGTGCTTCGCCAAGAACGTAGGCAACGTCGCCTTCGCTCAGGCTTGAAACACCCTTCGCCTTGCCGCCAGCGGCAACAATGACATCTTCGCCGAATGCGATGTTGCCAGCGGCTTCGATCTCGGCAATACGATCAAGCTGAACAGCTACCGTACTGCCATCACGATCTTCGTATTGATACGTGACAACGCCCACGCACGGGAGGTTATCTTGCTCGGGAACCTCCACTTCACGCGGAGAACCTTCAACGTACTTGACGGCTTGGTCAACGCCGACGGTCTTGTACGTTTCGTTAGCGCGGAACGTGAACGGGCGCTGGAAACCAGTAACATTACCCGCCATTGTTTGTCATCCTCCTTTATTGCGCGGCCTTGGCTTCGAGTTCAGCCAGCGCTTGCTTCGTCAGTTGTTCAAGGTCGCCGCCCTCTTTCTTGAAGCGAATCATAGCGATTCGAGCGGCTTCTTGACGCATTTCTTCCTTGCTCAGAGTAACCGGAGCTTCGTCCTTCTTGGCTTCGACTTGTGCTTCCGTGACCTGAGCCGCCGCCTCTTGCACAGCGCCGGAGAACTCTGCCTTCATAGCGGCCAGTTCTTCCTTGATTTCATCCACGCTCAGAGTGCGCAGATACTTTTCATAGCGCTCTGCATTGAAGGCGTTTCCGCGAGCCGCGATACCGGCCTTCACCGTGTCTTGAATCAGGTCTTCGGTAAACTGGTCAGCCAGTTGAGCCTTGGCCGACAGGGATTCAACCTGCTCGTTGGCCTTTGCCAGTTGATCTTCCAGTTCAGAGACACGAGCAAGAGCCTCTTTCAGTTCGCTGTCCTTTGCCGCAAGAGCCGCCTCATGTTCGCTCTTTGCGACCATTTCTACGGTCGGCTCCGTAGCCGACAGCTTAGTGTCAGGAGCAACTTGACTCATTTCTTCACGCCCTTTCAGGAACTTTGTGAAATCTCTACGCTCGGAAGTGGTCGTAAAGAGTTGCAGATTTCCTTTCGAGAGGAAGCAGAATAGCTCTGCACCCATCGGAAGATTCTTAACATCGTCTACAGTATAGAGTTCCATATCTCCGTATTTAACGGGCTTTTGTAGAGACTCTGCTTGACTGCGACTCAGTTGCTGAGAATCTCCGTCCGTAGACGCCTTTTGAATCAGCGCCCGGTTGACCGCCCCGGCATAGACTAGACTATTCTCGACTCCTTCTCCGTCTTCGACAATCAGGTCGCAACGGACTTGCTCCCCGTCTACATCATAGGTAAGTCCGGGGATATGTTCACACTTCTCGTAATCCCGAATGCTGTTCTTGCAGATAGAACATTTCGGGTCATGGATGGCAAAGCCTATAGAAGTGTCAAATACGTGGCCTACCTCGATGTGGTCTGCGATCTGCTGGTTAGTCATGCCGATCTCAGTGGCGAGTTCTCGCCGTTCTCCGTCTTCGCCGACCATGTGCGTGACGATGTAGTGGTCAATGTAGAGCGTCTTCACGCTCTCTCCGTCAACTTCGTCTGCTTGGATTTCAGCATCGAACGTTCTACCGAACGGTAGCCTGCTGTTGTCGTGAGATGCTAGAAGGCCGACACCTTTTTGGTAGTCCTTCTTGAGTTTTTGAAGCATCTTCTCGGTCAGGTTGATGCTATATTCACCGAACCAGCCCCACCTAGAAATCGGCAGAGTATCGGCAGACAAGCTACGGAAAACGTACACTTGATCTTCCTTTAGCTCCGTGTGAGAAAGCTTGTTGATCTTCCTCAACTGTGCCGGAGTTGGACGCGGCATGTGTACACCCCCTAGCACAAATTATCCTATCTTCTCGCATTATAAGAGTATGCGTAAGCCCTCTTAACAAAGATGGCGTACATCACGTATTGGAAGTGCTATCAGACGACTGAGGGTCTTGCGGCTGTCGCTCGTCCGGCGCGCCCTTCGGGTCTACCTTACGAACACCAAGCATCTCCCTATCCGGCTCCCCGACAGCCTTATGTCCTGTGATTTCCTCCGCCGCCTCGTCTTGCGTAATCCAGCCGTTGTCGCGCTTGCGTTGAGCGTTTTGGATTGCAATTTGCTCGAAGTTGACCTTTTCGAGTTCGGTGCGGATTTCCGTGTCGTTGAACTTGAAGAACACGTACCCCTGCATACCGTTTATATTCAGGTACTTCGTAAGCGCTCTCGACAGAATAGACTCGATCAGACGTTGGATGCGCTGGACAGACTTCATGAAGATTTTGATTTCCATTTTCGCGTACTGCTCTGTCTGCCCGGTGCTTCGCCGCCCCATAAGGGTGGAGAACTGCTTCAAAGCGTTGTTCATCATCGCGTCAATGACGGCCATGATCTTTTGAGGGTCAACCATAGCCTTGGACGCTTCCACCATGTCAACCTCGACAGAATCGAAGTGGACGAACGCGGCGTCGGGGTCGAGCTTCGAGTACATATCAATAATCATCTGTAGCTGTTGGTTCAGCCACTCTTGTTTCTTCTGCTCGTTATTTCGGATACTTATAGGCATTCTCTTGAGCAGAACTTCCTCAATGATCTTGATGTCGTACTTACCGTACCCCTGATTGTGGATGATCGCCTTCAGGTCTTCCAACACCTGCAAATGGAAGGCAATCGTCTGAATGACCGAAAGGAACGGAGAGGTTCCATAAGGGTCCGTTGCCGTTTCGTCAAGACCTTCGTAAAAGAACGTCGGAATGTCGAGCTTGATCTTACCGGTAGAAGCGTTCTGATAAGGAATCAGACGACCCTTTTGACGATCAAACATGATAGTATCCGGGTCTACAGCCGTAAAGTACAGAACGTCTTCAAAACTTCTGTCCATGACCATTTCAATAGCCGTGGCCCCGCGAATCAGCGCGTGTTCGATCAACTCGTCGGCAAGCTTGTCGATGCTTCTCGTCTTCTCGAACCCCTCGCTAGAGTAGTAATCCAACCGAAGAAGAAAATCGTCGATCAGCTTTTGGCCGGACTTGTGTTCCGTCTTCCCGTCCAGTAGAGTGACCTTTACGTTGTATCCCGAGTTCCCGATAATCTTGAAGTTCCAAACTGCCTGAGACACGTCAGGATGGTTGTTCTTCAAAATCTCAAGGATTTTCTTCGGAGGATATCGCTTCAAGGTCTGT